TTATGTAAAGGTGTTATGGAGGTATTATCTTCACATGGGTTACCAAAAAAGAAAAAAATCTCTGTATATGTTATAAATAAAGCCGATTTCATTGAAGCAGAACCATGGGATATGCGTTTGGGGCCAGCAATATGGGGTAAATTTTGTAAGGCAATGCCAGATGAAGATTTTAACCTTAAGCATCATGTTTATGCTGATATGGCAAGCCTACCCCCAAAGGATTTTAACCCACTAATGAAAGAAATAATATCTGGAACCAAAAAGAGTAAGAAAGTAATTCAAAAAATGGTTAATGAAATAAAAGAACAGATTAAGGAAGACGAATTTAATGAAGCTATGGGGGACCAATACTTCAATGAAGAGGATTTATTAGGATAAGTATATGTTCAAGGACTATAAAAAAATATTTAAAAATAATAATGAATTATTAAATAAATCTGAAGTTCAAGAACTTATTGAGTATGTGTCAGAGTTAGAAGGTCTTATTATGGATAATAATATATCTAAGACATATTCAAAAGAAAAAATACTATTTAATATACTAAAGGATATATATGAATCTTGTGAGGATTTAATAAGAAAAGAAGAAGAAAATATTAGATTTAAATTTAATGATAATATTGACTTTAAATCATCAATTAAATCACTAAAGAAATATATTGAGAAGTCGGATGAAGATTTTAATTTAAAATTACTATAAACCACCCAATTGGGTGGTTTTTTCATTTTAATGATTAGGTAACATATTTATATATATGCTAACTAATGAAGAAATATTAACAGAATACTTTAAGTCTCTTAAAGACCCCATATATGCAATTGAAACCTATCTTGAAACAAAGGATAACACACAAGGTGGTTTTGTACCATTTAATCTTTTCCCAAGACAAAAGGAGATAGTACGTGCATATGAAAGTCATAGATTCAATCTTGTGGCAAAACCAAGACAAGCTGGTATATCAACAACTACACAGGCATATATGGCCGTAAAGTGTGCATTTGCTGACTCAGATAACCCAGAAACGGTTTTACTTATTGCAAATAAATTAAAACTAGCACAAAAATTCCTTAGAGGTATAAAGGACTACTTATTGCAAATGCCAAGATGGGTATGGGGTGATGACTTTTATGGTACCCCAGAAAAAGAAAGGAAAGATATATTCTTATCAAACTCAAAAATAGAAGTTGAATTACCGAATGGTTGTCAAATAATAGCTGTGGCAACATCTGAAGATGCCTTAAGGGGTTATACTCCAACATACCTAATATTTGATGAAGCGGCATTTATTGATAACGGTGATGCGGTTTATTCTGCGGCAATGTCTTCTTGTGCTACTGGTGGTAAGGTTATGCTTATTTCAACACCAAATGGTATGGATTCCTTATATTATAAGACATATGAACAATCAAAGAGTGGTAAGAATAATTATAATATCATTGAAATGAGATGGTATGAAGACCCAAGGTATAATAAAGGGTTATGTTGGATTAAAAAGGATGATAAGGGGAATATATTGGAAGAAATAAAAGAATTTGAGTTTATAAATGAAAAATATAAGGATAAGATAAAGAATGGTTATAAGCCAACATCCCCATGGTATGAAAATATGTGCATGACATTAAATAATAATGCTAAAAAAATTGCACAAGAGTTGGATGTTTCATTTCTTGGTTCTGGTGGTAATGTTATTGCTGATGAGGATATTGCATTTCATGAACAAAATAATGTTGAGGAACCAGTTTGGGTTGATGGGAGAGAAAAAGAATATTGGATTTGGAAAAAACCAATAGAAGGTCATCAATATATTCTTAGTTCAGATGTTGCAAGGGGAGATGGTGAAGACTCTTCAACCATTGTAATAGTTGACTTCACAACAATGGAACAAGTTATGGAGTATCAAGGAAAGATACCACCAGATTTATTGGCTGAAGTTATATATGAATATGGTAATTTATATAAGGCTTACACCATTGTTGATATCACTGGTGGTATGGGGGTTGCAACAGTTTTAAAGTTACTTGAACTGAAGTATAAATACCTACATTATGATGCACCAAGAGGTAAAATACTTAATAGCAAAAAAGCACAATTAACACCACATTCAAAAGATAGTAAGATACCAGGATTTAATGCCAATGGGGTTAGATTACCAATGATTGCCAATTTTGAACGAATGGTTAGAGAAAATGGTGTCGTAATTAAATCAAGAAGATTGGTTTCTGAAATGAAAACATTTGTATATAGAAATGGTAGACCAGACCATATGAGGGGATATCATGATGATTTAATTATGGCTATGTGTATGGCACTTTGGGTTCTTGAACATTCATTTAAGAAATTAGAAAAGATGGAAAAACAAAATAAAGCCATGTTAGCTAGTTGGACCATTGGTAGTTCTAATAAGCCCCCAAAAGAAGAGGATAACACTGGTTTTGTAAGCAAAGCAAATAGAAATAAAAAAGCATTAAAGAAACCTAAATTTAGTAGAAATGTTTCTAAGAATATGCAAGACCCAAATGGTGACTATTTATGGTTGTTTAGTGGATTTAAATAATTATCACAATAATGGTTTAGTTATTTAATAAATTCATTATAATTATAGATATAAATTAAAATAAATATGGCGAAGAAAAGATTAACAATATTTCAAAGGCTTAATAATATATTCGGGCCAGATGGGGTTAATATACCAAAAAATAGATGGGGTTAATATACCAAAAAATACCACTAATAGATATTCTATTGGTAAAGATGCTTTACTAAAAACACAAGATAAAGCAGAATATGATGTTGCCAAACTACAAGCGCAACAAAATAAATACTTAGGTGGAACATGGAGGAAAGTTGATAATGAACTTTTTCAAAAAGCCGTTCATTATGAAACCACAAGAATTGGTTCATATTCTGATTTTGAGAGTATGGAGTTCTACCCAGAAATATCTGCCGCTTTAGATATATTCATGGAAGAATCTACCACCGCAAACGAAAAGGGTAGAGTCCTTAATATTTACTCAGATTCTAAGAGAGTTAAAACAGTATTGGAAGACCTGTTTTTCAATAGATTAGATATTCATACATCCCTACCAATGTGGACTAGAAACGTATGTAAATATGGTGATAATTTTGTATTTCTAAATATCGATGATAAAGCTGGGATTATTGGTTGTAGGCAAATGCCAAACTTTGAGATTGAACGTAGAGAGGGGGATTTATACAGTAGACTCACCAACACTAATAGCGCATCTAGTGAGGAAGACCCAAAGGTTAAGTTTATTTGGAGAGGTAGAGATATGGAATTTAATTCGTGGCAAATAGCACATTTTAGACTATTAGGAGATGATAGAAGACTCCCATATGGTACGAGTGTTTTAGAGAAAGCTAGAAGGATTTGGAAACAATTAATCCTATCTGAAGATGCTATGTTGATTTATAGGGTAACAAGGGCACCAGAAAGAAGAGTATATAAAATATATGTTGGTAATATTGATGATGAAGACGTACCAGCATATGTTGATGAGATTGCAAATAGATTTAAGAGAATGCCAATTATTGACCCACAGACTGGTCAAATTGATTTACAATATAACCAATTAGCTAATGACCAGGATTTCTTTATACCTGTTAGAAGTGAAGATGCACCAAACCCTATTGATACATTGGCTGGGGCTTGTATCGCTTTAGATACTAGAATCCCTTTATTAGATGGGAGAACATTGGAACTTAATGAAATAATTAATGAATGGGATAATGGTAATAGAGATTTATGGGTGTATTCGTGTGACCCACAGACTGGTAAATTAGCACCAGGTATGATTACGTGGGCTGGAGAAACTAGAAATAATGCTGAAGTAATTAAAATTACCTTAGATAATGGTGAAGAAATTATAACTACTCCAGACCATAAATGGGTTCATAGAACTAATGGATTTGTTGAAGCCAAAGATTTAAATATTGGGGACTCTTTAATGCCCTTTTATAAAGACACTAAAAAGATTAAATCTAATACAAATAATTATGAGCGTGTTTGGGATAGTTCTAAACAACAATGGGTTTTCACCCATAGGATGGTTACTAATTATTTAAATAATACAAACATTATTGAAGAATATGTGTATGATAAAAAATA